ATATCAATCTGATACATTCCCGTCAGACCCGCAACTCTGGTTGTATACAGAAGAAGGGGTGTTATTGGTCACCAATGACGACTTTGTTGGGTTACAATCACGGATTGAGACAGAAGTACCCGCAGGCCGATATCGTTTACGGGCATCTACTTGTTGCCACGAACCTGACGTATGGCGGGGGGGTGGCGGATGGAATATTCAGTACGAACTGTATTACAACGGGTTACAAACCGACCCCACGACTACAACCGAGGTGACAACATCGCTACCACCCGAAGTATCTACGACGACGACCCAAGCCGAATTGCCTACCACAACGCTGTCGCCTGGCGAACCACCGTCAACCACATCCTCCACCACCTCGACAATACCGGAGACTACGACCACATGGGAACTGCCCACAACATCCACGGAACCGACGACGACAACTACTACTACTGTCCCTCCAACGACTGTCCCTGTAACGGAAGCTCCACCCACCGTGACGACTACTGGCGTACCCCCGTTGACGACAACCTCGCCGCCTACTACGACAGCGACGACTACAATCCCGCCTACCTCGCAGCCTACAGAGACCACCTCAGAGCCACCTCAGACCGCCCCTGACAGCCCCGAAACCACAACTACGACATTGCCCCCAATCGTAGAAGGGGAAGCCGTAGAACCCGAAATAGCGGTCGCCTACGCTACCGACCCCGAAGTCCTCGCCACAGTCACCAAAGACGAAGCCACCGAAATCTTTGATGCCATCATCGTAGAAGACCTGACCCCCGAACAAGCCGCCGAAATCATCGCTGCCGTACAAGACGCACCCCCCGAAGTACGAGAAGCTTTTGAGGAAGAAATCAACGTCTTTGACGGAACATTCGACACTTATGTCCCCCTCGGATCAACCGTATCGGTCGCCTCACGACGAACAGTCACCGCCGCAACCGCCGCAATTGGAGCAACAATACCCGTAGCAAACAGAAAGAAGACCAAATGAAACTGTGGAAAACCCTCTTTGAAGCAGGCGTAATGGCATCAGGACTCGTGCTAGTCATCATCACCCTGTCAGGAAAAACCCAAACCATTGGCCTGATCGCCAGTGCTGTAAGCCTCGCCCTGTTTATTAGTGCCAGCATGATGGACAAGTAACAAATCTGCTAAAATAGGTGTATGATTACCCGTAGCCGACTCAACCTAGCCATCGTAGGCTTTGTGCTGTTAGCTTCTCTTTTAACCGCATGTTCTGATCGCTATAGGAATCCCGCTGATGACCCAAGAAACCAAGAATCCCCGCAAACGACTATCGCCGGATGAGATAGCTGCACGAGTACGTGCCTTGCTAATCATCACTTTGGCAGGAGTCCTATTCTTTATTGTTGCAGGACTTTTGTACTCACTAATTTTCGTGTACCAGCCTGAGCAGATGGCCGAAGCGGATATTAAAATGTTCGAGATATTAAGTCCGTTGACCGCTGGCATCGTTGGAGCATTGACGGGTCTCGCCGCAGGAGCAGCCCTCGGCAAATCTAACGACGACGAGTGAGTCGTGGAGTTAGTGCTAGTACCCATTGCGGTCGCCCTCATCGGCGGGCCTGTGATGTGGTTCTTATCCCGTTTCGATAAAAGAAACACTGAGCAACACGGTCAATCAATCGCATTGTTGACTGAAGTTCGTGACGACATGAAAACTGTGCGCCGGCGACTTGATAAGCATATAGACTGGCATGCCCACCAGTCCGAAGAATAACTAAAACCCCAGCCCACAGGCTTTTTTATAGGAGATGCTTGACATTGTGTACCGAAGTGAGTCAACTGTACCCTGAAATCAGGTATTACTTAAGTAGAGTAATGCCAAGAGGGATAGATGATGGTGACCGTCTTGGTTTCATCATAGATAAACTGGAGGAACATGAGTCTCGCAGAACAGTTATACAAGCAGCCAAACAACCCTAAATATTTTGATTGCAAAGTCAAATTTCTTCTTGATGATTTAGACAAAGTTGAACGATTAGCTCTTGTCAGTGCGATCAACAAAATTAAAGAAGGATCAGAAGCCGACAAAAAGTCAGGTGTGTACCCGTGGACTAGTGTATGGTTACGCAAAGTGTTAGCAGAAAACGGTCACACTTTAGGAAAACTTGCTTTACGCAAGCATTTGGAAGGGAAGTGTTCTTGTGGCATTAAGTGAAGAACTGACAGCAGGCCCACCCGCTAACCGTAAAGAAGTCCTCGGCAAGATCGCAGACTTACTTGAACGACAAGGGATCAACGTCGAAGAAGTAGGGCAGATCGGGCGAGTATCCATCTACCAGTCCCTCACCAAAAACGATGAAGGCGAAGCAGAAATCCATGACCTAATGGGCATCCAGTTCTCGCCGGCATGGGAGACAGGCCCACAATGGCCTGTTATTAACCCTAGTAAACCAGCCAACATCAAAATGGTGTTACCGAAAGCGATAACAAAACCTGACGGGTATGAGACAGCAGTGATCCTGCCTGACATCCAGTTCGGTTACTACCGTGACAGCAACGGCGATCTTGTATCAACCCACGACGAGACAGCGTTAACTATCGCTCTCAACATTGTGGCTACAAGTAACGCCGACAAAGTAATCCTCGTAGGTGACAACATGGACTTCCCCGAATTCGGTAAGTACCGTCTGTCCCCTGCGTTCGCCCTAACAACCCAAGCATCCATAGATCGAGCAACCCGTTTCTCTGCCGAACTAAGGGCAGCCGCCCCCAACGCAGACATCGTATGGCTCGCAGGAAACCACGAAGAAAGGCTACCCAACTATGTCCTCGACAACGCCAAAGCAGCGTTCGGTTTACGCAGAGGTAACACACCGGATAATTGGCCTGTTCTCAGTGTCCCTCATCTGTGTCGTTTCGATGAGTATCGGATTAGGTATTTGGCTGGCTACCCCGCGTCGTCGTACTGGATCAACGAACGTATCAGGGTCATCCACGGAGACAAAGTGGCAAGCGGAAGCTCCACGGCCCATAAGTACCTTGCGACATCAAAAACCAGCGTGGTATTCGGTCACATCCACAGGCGTGAATGGGCAGAACGGTCACGTGAAGATTTCGATGGCCCCAAAACCATCCTTGCAGCTTCACCAGGTACACTCGCTAAGACAGATGGTGCAGTTCCTTCGACAAAGGGCGGCATCGACCTCGACGGAAGACCCTTACCTATTGTCGAAGATTGGCAACAAGGATTAGCGGTTGTCACATACCAGCCTGGCGACGGGGAATTTTGGTATGAGCAAATCCCGATCCATAGCGGTAGGGCGTGGTGGCGAGGTAAACTGTATGTGTGACAGAATATCTGTACTGCGAAAAATGCGATGAGTATTGGAGACAACGGGATGGAAGACGATGCTCAGAGTGCGGATCAGTCGGCGTTCCCACCGAAGAACCCGATGAATGAAGTTTACGATTCGGATGACCCTACTTGGCCGATGGTTGTTGTGCAGTGGCGTGACGCTCATGCCGGTGGTGACGCATCGTGGACTTTCACTGATGGTTACGAAGCTGAAGTTGTTATGCCGATTACTGTCGGTTGGGTGTGGCCCAGGTGCAAGCCTGGCTATATGACTCTTGTCGGTACTGTTATGAATAACGCTGAAGAACCTGAAATTGTGGGGGACATCAACCACATCCCGTGGGAAAACATTGTTAACGTGTATTCGTTGGCGATCCATATGCCAGTTAATTGGAATCAAGAATTGGATTGACTTCCATACACCCCTAGTGTAAAGTAAAACCAAACAACGAAAGAGAGAGATATGTCATCAACATTTATTAAACCACCCCACGGGTCGATGGAATGGCTTAAAGCCAGACATCGTGACGAGGAAGGTAACCCTCGTATCTCAGCATCGGAAGCTGCTGCTGTACATGGTGAGCATCGGTTCATCAGTAAGTACGGTTTGGCTGTAGCAAAGATGGCTGATGAGCCTGTTGTTACTGAAACGAATCGTGCTATGGAACGAGGCAACCGTTTGGAAGCCACACTGCTTGAATGGTTGGGCGACGAGATCGGTGTCGAACTGATCGAACCGTCAGTCATGTATACGATTGAAAATTCCGGTAGCCCTATGGTTGCCACTCTTGACGGTGTAGACAAAGAGTCATACCTCAAAGGTTTCGGGTCAGCATTTGATCTACCTAAAGTTGTTGCCGAAATCAAAACATACAACCGTGAATGGGATGGCGTATTGCCTCGCTACTGGTACTGGCAGGGTGTACATCAAGCTATCTGTGCCAACGTAGATGAGATCGTTTGGGGTATTTTTGATAGTACCCTCGATCTTCATGTACACCGCCAGCCGGTCACTATGGAAGAAAAACTGTTGCACATCGGTGCTGTCACAGAGTTTGTGTGGTGGATCAAACTCGGTAGTATTCCTGCCGAATGGCCTGCAACATACGAAGAAGTGTCAGCCGCATATGTGGACTCCAGTAGTGAAACAGCCGATCTCACTGAGTACGCTGAAGTGTTCACACGGTTGAATGAAGTTCAGCAACAGAAAAAGTTGTTGGGTGTTGAAGAAGATGAGTTGAAAGCAACCATCGGTTTACTATTAAAAGACAACCAGTATGGTGTCGTGAACGGAAAGCAGGTAGTTTCGTGGAAACCCCAATCCAAGACCTCCTTCGACAGCAAGTTGCTCGCCTCGGAGAATCCAGAATTGTTCCATCAATACCAGAAAACAAGCCAATATCGAGTAATGCGATTCAAGGGAGAGAAATAATGGAAAACCAAAAGAAATTGTTAGCGGAAGTTCTTACCAACTACGCTGTACCAGACCCAAAGATTGTTGGCAAGCTACCCAAAGGTGGCATCCAACTAGACTTTGTTGGTCACGCAGACATCACCCGTATCCTCATCGAGATTGATCCACTGTGGTCATACGAACCATGCGGATGGGATAACGGTCGGCCAGCGATCCATGTCGAAAATGGTATGGCAACCATGTGGGCGTACCTTATTGTCCACGGCAAGAAAATGTTGGGTGTCGGTAGTGTTCGTGCAGACAAGCAAGAACTAGACAAAGAACTTGTCGGTGACTTCTTGCGTAATGCCGCTATGCGATTCGGTATCAGCCTGGCATTGTGGACTAAGAACGAATGGGAAGACCTGTCCGGTCACGCACCCGCACCACAAAAAAGTATTCCTGCCCGCAAGCCAGCACCGAAACCAGTAGCGAACGTTGAAGTAACATCAACGATCCCTGTTGACCCTGAGATTGTCGGCAAGTTC